ATGTGAATCCTTGCTCTTAAGAATTCTATACTATAAATTAAAATTTCTTTAAAAACTCAGCTATTCTATTTATATCTGAATTCCCTCCAGATATAATAGAAATAACATTCTTATTTTTTATTTGTCCTTTCAATAAGTCTAAAGCACATAATGATAAAACCCCTGCTGGTTCTATTACATACCCATATTCGTTATAAACCTCAATAATTTTACGAGAAATACTAGTCTCATCAACTAAAATTACGTCATTTAAATTTTGTTTACAAATAGCAAAATTTAAATTACCTACTTTCTTCACAGAAGCTCCATCTACAAAGTTGCTAATTTTATCTAAAGTTATAATCTTATTTTGTCTAAATGCTTCATACATTGACGGTGCTCCTAATGGTTGAACACCAATAATCTTAGTATTAGGATATAATTCATTGATATAAGATGATACACCTGCTGCCAACCCACCTCCTCCAATTGGTAAAAAGATATAATCTATATTAGTATTTTTCATTAATTGATAATTTATTTCATAGCCAACGGTAGCTTGTCCTAAAATTACTTTTTCATCATCAAAAGGATGAATCAATTCTTTATTATTTTTTAAAGAATACTTCTTAGCAATTAGTGAAGCTTCGTCAAAGCTATTCCCTTCTAAGAAGATATTTACATATTTGCCACCAAATTGCTCTACTTTATTTATTTTTTGTTTAGTAGTATTTTTTGGCATAAAGATATCTCCATAAATTTGTAATTTATTGCAACTATAAGCCACCCCCTGTGCATGGTTACCAGCACTACAAGTTATAATATCATTCTTATTTATAAGCGATATCATTTTATTGTAGGCTCCTCTAATTTTATAAGACCTAACTGGGGTTAAATCTTCTCTTTTTAACCAAATATTAGAATTATATTTACTTGATAATTCATTATGATAATTTAAAGGAGTTGGATTGAATAAACTTCGAATGTTCAAATGCGCCAGTTGTATTAATTGCTTCTTCATTGCTCTTATTACAATATAACGAAAAAATCTATTTAAACCGACTTTAATCAGTATTTATCGCGCAAAGCATCTCATAACAAATCTAAAATAGTAGTAAGAATGAAGGAGCCCTTCTTATTACTATTTTTCATAGCAATAGTAATTACCACATGGTTCATCTTTAAAAATAATAATGAAGGATTTACTGGTAAACGAACTGATTTTGTTACTAGACAAAAGGCTCATTATGAAGAAGTGCCAGCCACACTCATTGCAGCTAATAAGTTCGGAGCCCTTGGAACTTCAGCTGATTTCATGTTAAGAACAAGTTCTGAAATGTCAAGATCACCTGGCTTTAAACAAACTTTTCCATTGACACACAAGGATGGTATATGGAAAATTGTTGAAAAGTGTGAATCTATTACTACTATGGACTGTGGCGCATTTGATGACCCTGAATTTTCTCTAAACTGTGGAATATGTCTAGATATCGGTAAAAATCACGCTAATGCCCCAGCTACTGGTGGCTTAGTAATACTCCCAGCTGATAAGAAGGCTGCAAGAGATGGTAATCAATCTAATTTTATCCCAGAATATGTTCCCACCCTAGGCTTCTGCCCGGCCAGAAAACTGGTTTCCACGAAGGAGGAATGCTTACAAGCACAAAGGGAAATATTATGTGAAAAAAATGCAAGTTTTGACCTACCTGGCTGTGCTCAATGTTATTCTGATGGAAAATTTAGTATTGTGGATACTGATAAACCAGGTGTAGTAGCTGGATATGGGCGCCTTTTGTTAGTTGGTCTTGGAATTGCAACAGTTAGTGAAGAAGGGTTTGATCCTAGAACAAATATTATACTTTCACCGAATAAGGCATTTGCCTTTGACTTAAGAGCTACGGAAGGAAAACATATTAAAATTTCTGTTATCCCCCCTCCTAAATCTACAGATATGAATCCAATAAACCCTTATATTGCTGGCTATATGGTTGGTAGGACATTTGCTGGTGAGTGGACACAGGATTTGAGAGAAATTATAATTGTTGACGAAGTTACTGGAAGAAAGCCTCGATCAAATGGAGCTCTCTTATTAAATGGAGTAAATATTACAAAAATGGCACCTGGATTTGGTGAAACTAATATGAAAATATCTACTCTTATACCATTTACCTTTGTTGATACTACTACAAAGGAGGCTTCCGTTTGTAAGGGATCCCCCTTTATTACAATACAGTCATCTGCTAATTTTATGCAATCAGACCCTTGTTATACTAGTGATTCTGGCCCAGGTAAATATAGTGAACAATGTTTACAAAATACCTGGGTTGCAAATGGATGCACTACATCTGGTTCAGCATATCCTAATAATTCTGGATCAAATTCTGTTTTAATGACGGCTGAAGATGGCTCTTTTAGAACAATTAATGACATATCTAATTACATTTATAATCTTGCTATTATAACATCCACGGGTATTGATGAAGATGGAAAAAAGCAATCAATTGAACAATGGTCTAATACAAGCGTATTATGCACAGGCAATATGATTACATCACCTTGTGATTTACCCAATAGCACAGGTAGCACCTTATCACCAGATTGTATTGTTTATTTGTGGAATAATGAGGGATCTAAGAAATTATGGAATGGCCAGAATAACCCAATTGGCTCTACCTATTACACATCTGATTCAATAAGTTTATTCAGGAAGGGTTCTACCCTACGTGCTTGCCAGACTACTGGATCACTTTCACCTGTAAATCCAGATAATTCATTGAGGAAAAATATAGTAGCATATTGGCAGTCTAAGGGTAATCTACAAACAGTGAAAAAACTGATGGCAGATTTACACCGTGCAGCTAATGCTCAAGCAGTTGCAGATGATGAATTTGCTCCCTATTTTAAACAATGCTATGGAGATATCAAGTTTGCTACACCAAAACCATATATCCCACCCCCTCCACCTCCACGACTAGCTTCTAGTGAGGAAACAGCTAAGCCTTATATACAGCCAACAACTATAACTATCGCCCAACATTGTGATAATACAGGATGGCAAAAGACACTCGATCTTGGAACCTGGAAATCTGTAACTGATTATCCCGCTAATGTCAGTTATGTCACTGTTCCAATAGGTATTATAGCTAACTTAACAACCCCGCAAGGCCTATCCCATTCAGTTTACGGCCCAGGTGTATTTAATTTCTGTACAAAGCCTGGATTTAATGATAATGTGTCAAGTATACTTGTTACTAAACAGGCAAACTTCTAGTGTGTAAATTATTAAATAATATATCGAAAATAGTAGTAAGAATGCAGAAACCATTATTATTACTATCGCTATTAATTCTTATACTTTTATTGGTATTTGGAATTATCCTTAAAACGAGTAATTTTACAGATTATAATGCTTCTCAGTCTAACTTTATAGAACGACAACTTAGTTACTATGGAAACGTTCCTAGTCCACTCCTTGCATCTAATAATTCCGGAGTTTTAGGAAATTCAGCTAATGATATGCTTAAAACACTTGGACACAAGCCCAGATATCCCTTAAGCGATAAAGATTCTGGATTATGGGGAATAATTAAGAAATGTGAATCTGTGAAGACTATGGATTGCAATGCTTTTGATGATCCTGCATTTTCATCAAACTGTGGAATATGTCTTGACATTGGTAAAAATCACAGTAATTCCCCAGCAATGGGAGGGCTCGTGTTACTGCCTGATGATAAGGAGTCTGCTAGAAGTGCAAATCAATCCAACTTCCTTCCAGAATATGTTCCTAGTATGGGATTCTGTCCGGCAGGGAAAATGGTATCAACAAAGGAGGAATGTTTAGAGGCACAGAGGCAACTCTTATGTGAAAAAAATGGTAGCTTTGACTTACCTGGATGCTCACAGTGTTATACTGATGGTAATTTTACAATTATTGATCCCAAGATATCACCTGGAGTTATAGCTGGATATGGACGAATTTCAGTAGCTGGAATTGGAATTCTAACAATTTATGAAGAAGGATATGCTCCTAGGACAAATATTATACTTTCATCGAGTAAGGCATTTTCATTTAATATCAGGGCAACAGAAGGAAAGGTAATTAAATTTACAGTAAATCCTCCTTCTAGTTCTACTGAAATGAATCCAATATTACCATATATCTCTGGATATATCATTGGTAATACCTTTGGGGGCGAATGGACTCAGGATTTAAGACAAGTTGTAATGATTGATGAAGTTACTGGAAGGAAACCTAGAACTAGTGGCACAAAATTATTGAATAATATTTCCACTACAAAAATGGCTCCTGGGTTTGGACAAACTACAATGACTGTAAATATCCTTATACCCTTTACATTTGTTGAAACTACTGCTAAACAAGCGGTATCGTGTAAGGGATCCCCCTTTATCACAACACAGTCTTCAGCTAATTTTTTACAGAGTGATGCTTGTTATAACAAGAATTCTGGACCAGGAAAATATAGTGAAGAATGTCTACAGAATGCTTGGATTACCAATGGTTGTACACCTGCAGGAAAATCATACCCTAATGATATTAATACAAATTCGATGTTGATGACAGCAGAAGATGGTTCTTTTAGATCAATTAACGAAATATCTAATTATATTTACAATCTAGCTATCATAACTGCTACTGGTGTTGATGAAAATGGAAAAAAGCAGACTATAGATGAATGGTCTAAAATTAGCTATGAATGCACAGGTAATATAATTAGTTCACCATGTAATTTACCAAATAGCAGAAATGGTCCCTTATCAGCAGATTGTATTATTTATTTATGGAATAACCAGGGATCTAATAGATTATGGAATGGTCAAAACAACCCAATCGGTGCTACATATTATACTTCTGATTCAGTAAGTTTATTTAAACGAGGTTCTACTTTACGTTCTTGCCAGGCTACTGGAACATTATCACCTATAAATCCTGATGGCTCTGTAAAGAATGAGATTGTAGCATACTGGCAGTCTAAGGGTGATATAAATGCTGTGAAAAAACTAATGGCAGATTTACACCGTGCCGCTAATGCACAATTTTCTTCAGATGATGAATTATCACCATATTTTACTCAGTGTTATGGAAATATTGATATTGCGAAACCAGTTCCTTATGTGCCTCCTCCTCCTCCTCCTCCTCCAGTCCCACCACCACCCTCTGCAATATTAGCTGAACATTGTGATGATACTGGTTGGAAAAAGACTCTATCAATTGGAGTAAATAACTCAGGAACAGATTACAAGTATGATGCTAGTTATCTCACACTCACAGCTGGATTATCTGCTACATTGATTACAAATGGTAATCTAGTTCACCAACTAATAGGTCCAGCAGTCTTTAGTTTCTGTACAAAAGATGGATTTAACGATAATGTCAAACAGATTATAATTACAAAGGGTAGCACTCCAGCTCCACCACCATATATACCACCTCCCCCACCCCCACCTCCTCCCCCACCCTTTGCAATATTGGCTCAAAATTGTGATAATACTGGTTGGAAAAAGAGCTTAACAGTTGGAATCCATAACTCAGGGACAGATTACCAATATGATGCTAGTTATCTTACACTCTCAGATGGATTATCTGCTACATTGATTACTACAAATAATGAATCCCATAAGCTTGTAGGTCCAGCAATATTTAGCTTTTGTACAATGGGGGGTTTTAATGATAATGTTAGACAAATTATAATTATAGACGGTAATACTCCAACACCTTATTACCCACCTCCTCCCC